GAAAGCCAGGCGGTTTGTATTGAGTTTAGGAAATTGGGGTTTAATGCTTTTAGTTGTGATATTTTGGAATGTTCCGGCGGCCATCCAGAATGGCATTTACATGGTAGTGTAATGGATTATTTGCATGGGTATTATGAATGTAAATGTGGTATGATTCACGAAGAAACAGCAGGGAAATATGGCTGTTGTGGTGTTTCTAAATTGCATAAATGGGATGCTATGATAGCTTTTCCACCTTGCACACATTTAGCTGTGAGTGGTGCTGCGCACTTTAAAAAGAAAATTGCAGATGGCAGACAGCAAGAAGGTATTGATTTTTTCATGCAAATGATTAACGCGCCTATTGAAAGAATAGCAGTCGAAAATCCAATAGGCATTATGAGTAGTAGATATAAAAAACCAACGCAAATCATAGAGCCTTATTATTTTGGTGACGAGGCAAAAAAACCAACATGCTTATGGTTAAAAAATTTACCTGCACTGTATCATAATTCCGAACGAAATCTATTTGACAATACAACTACACACAGTGGAAAAGGTGAGTTTGTAGAATTATTATATGCTTCTGGTAAAACAAAAAAAACAAGTAAATGGGAATATGAATGTGCCTGCTCCCCAATAGAAATAAGAGCAAAATTACGTTCAAAAACTTTTCATGGAATAGCAAAAGCAATGGCAACCCAGTGGGGTGAATTTTTATTAAGTGAAAATAACAGACAAGCCTCTTTTCAGCAACGGCGATTGTCCATATATTCAGACAGTTCGAAAAGTAGGTAAAAAACGAAAAATTAAAAATCAATTACAATTGGAATTATGACAAAAGAAATGCAAAAATTATACGATAAGATTTCTGAGCTTGAAGCTTTATCATTTGAAAACGCAAATAGAACTTTGTTTGACGATGGTGCAAATGCAGGGTTTGAAATGAAGCGAAAAAATATGCAACTTGGAAAGTACGTTGCTTATGGATATGTGAAATCGCTTATTGAAGAAATGGAAAAGGCTGCTAAATAACTAGCAGCCTTTTTCTTTATGGTACGATTAGAACCTCACGACACCTGCAGCTTGGGTGCAAAGGAGCCACAAACTCATCAGCCGGAAAAGTAAGTCCGATATTCATTTGACAAGCAGCGCACGTTTTAGCATCGTTCACTACAAGGACATATTTATACAGCCCATACTTACCCCATGTCTTATTATTAGCTATTGCGTAGCCTGCCATAACCATATCTTTATTTAGCCGAACTATGGACTTGTATGCGCTTGTTATGCCTCCTATGCCAACTAAAAGTATCCCACTTGTACGAACTGCCAAATATCCTTCCGCATCAAGTATTTCTGGAACCGTATGTGGTGAATTTATATTAATCATAAACCAATCTGTAATTTGGTTTTGCGATAAGTTTCGAACCATGCCAACAGCTACGAAAGCCTCCAGCTCGAATTTCATTCTAAGCGTATATGTGTACAATCTTTGCAAATACGTTTTATTATACCTTTGCGATTCTACCCATTTATCAGTATCCCAATCGGCTGTTTTGTAACCAAACTGTCCGTTAAGCCTTCCCGAAATTGATTTGGCATACCGAACGCTTTTCTTGATTATAGCTTCAATATCCTTTCGCATTTGAGAAAGAATGAGTACTACTTTTTGATTTTGACCAAATCTAAAATCCTTACCTTGATTTGGCAATAGAAATGCCAGTGCGACAATTTGCTTTACAGCCGAATTGATTCTATCCTTAACTTCATTTTCAGTCGTTTTGGAGTTGTATTCAGCTTTGCCAGCATATTCAATAACTTTATCTTCAATTTCTTTTTTTGTCATATTGTTATATTTCTAAATCAACATCTGGTAAATCTTTGTACTGATCTTCGATAAATTGCTTATGTGGACACTTGGAGCATATATCTGCTGGAAGATAAAAATGGATTAATTTTTCACTTTCAAGCAAATCTTGCCCTTTATCTTTATACTTCGCATCTGTAATTTCAGTCCTTTGCTTAATAGCAGCCAGCAGTGTTTGGTCGTCAGAATTTGGATTGTCGATAATTTTCTGTAAATCAATCAGCGTTTCCTCTCTAACCTCAGCTGGAGTTTTCGATATGTTACGACTAGCAGCCTTGTTTTCAATCTCTTTAAATTCAGCATGTTCGATATTTTTTATCCGACAATACTCATCGAATCCAAATTTATAAAACTCTAATTTACGAGCCGAAACATAGTTAGCATTTTCTGGCTTCGTGAAAAAAGCCATTGCATTAGCATTAGCCGATGCAAGCTCACCATATTCGCCACCTAATGTAACCCTGCGATACATGTCGTGTGAGAGTGCCATATTGTTTGACAAAATGTATAAGTCGCAAGCCAGCCTACGAAATAAATCTATTTTATCATCAGGCATTTTCAAGTTTTTAACCGATGTGGCCTTTTTTGGTTTTTCGGTTTTGTCAACTATTTTTATTTCCATAATTATTCGTTATCAGGTTGGGCTGGAGATTCCAATGCCATTGCAGCGTTTTGTTTAGCCAACTCTTCGGCTTCTTTTTGTGCTTGCTCTTCAAGTCGCTTAACCTCATCATTGGCAGCGTAAGGCATATTTTCGGCAACTGTTTGAGTGCTTAAAGTTCCATATTGTTTAGCTTGGCCTAAACTTGTCATTACAGAGCCATCATCTTGTGGACTAAACATTTTGATGTAGGCTGTGATTTTCATACCAGCAATGTCGCTTGCAAGTGCTGGCATTTCGAACATAATACCCTCTTTTACAACGCGATTAACCTTATCGAGAATAGCGTTAAACTCATTGATTAACTGAAATACGATACGCTCTGTAGGATAAAACATCATTTTCATGGAACCGGTTGGCATGTCGCCACTCGATTTTGACTTTGGGAATACCATACCAAGTTTATTGGATATGATTTCGAGAGAGGTTTCCCACTCGAATTTAAACTGAGTTGAAATATCAGCTCCAGAAATTAATTTGAAATCGCCGGTAGCATCTGTGATTACAATATCAGTAGTACCGGCACTTGTAGTTTGCACTTGGTCTGGGTTGTCGGTTTTCAAATGGTAGCGAGCTTTTGCCTTAGTCCTATTATCCTCAGACAATCGAGAATACATAACTTCGAGATTGTGGATATTGTTTTGCACTGGTGTCCAGAAAGCTCCAGCTTTGCGCTTGTAGTAAACAACCGGGATTTCTTTAAATCCATGCAATCCACTTTCGACTACAACCCAACCCTTTTCGGTATTTTTGAATGTAGTGCTTGACTTTTTATCCAATATATCGCAATACTCAGTGGTAGTTCCATCTTCATTTATAAGTGAATAGAAGCGACCAAAATAATCAATTTCGCCGTACTTATCTTTGTGTTCGTATATTCCTTCACCATCAAGGAACGATAAAACTTTCCACTTAAATTCCTTTAGTTCGGTATCGCGATAAAACAACACAGCACCATCACCAACTGCCAAGATACTTTTAATCAAATCATTTCGAAGCGTGTCGATATTTTTAGTATCCCAAAACTCTTTGTATTGTGATAGAATTTCCGACTTATTTTCGCCAACCGTACTATCTTTGAATTGGGTTTTGTTGCCTAATAAGTGCGCCAATACAATATCAACAGATTCACACTGAAATGGCAAGGATATTCTGTTTACATAATGGTATCCAGTAATTTTCTCTTTCTCATCCATTATTGGAATATCTGGATAAATAGCCGGATTGAAAATTTGGTGTCCGCTTGGGTAATACTCATCATAGAATTTTTGCTGAGCAACCCTTGTATTAGTAGCATCGTTATAGCTATCCATGGTATAATTGCTTTTGGGTGCTGGGAAAATCCAATACTTTGGGATTCTAATTTCGTTTGGTTTCATGGGATTAATATTTTAAAAAGAATTTATTTAAGTTCACTTTGGTTTTTTCAGTCATAGGAATGAATTGCTTATGTCCAATATCGAGTGCAAGTCGATACATAAGGCCAAAGATTATATCGGCTGAATGTCCAATAACTGACCTTGTTTCCTTTTTGTCGATGCATTGTAGTACACCATCTTTGTCCGACCTCCACCGTATTGCTTTTCTTTCGTGAAGTAAATGTTGTTTTAAAGTTTTTCCATAAAACTCCCGGTGCAATAATTCTGGATTTATGCTTATTCCACATTCGCCTGTATCATTATAATTATTAAGTATTTCGAGAAAACTACCAATCAATTCAGCTTTGGCATTGGCGTAAATCTTAATCATTTTTTTATCAACGGCATTTACTTTGCTGGCTTCCGATACTGAGGCATTTGAAATAAACTTAACGGCATCATCGAAATATCCAGAGAAAGCAAATCCAACACCAATAGCATCGTACACAAAATTGCGCTCTTGAACACCTTCTTGATTTAAGTGCCGAACAGTCCATTCATATAGAGCTTTTGCTTTTAAGCCAACTGCCATATATACATTTTCAATATGCCTACCGTTCCAAATCCAAAGTGTTACCTTGTCAGTTCCTTCGCCAGCAACGTCCATTGAAGCGTATTTAGTTCCATTAGTTTGCTCTGAGTTATTGAAAAATCGAAGCATGTCAGCCTCAGATACTTTCGAATCACCCATATCAATTTTTTTCCAACAGGCTCGCGCGTATCGGTTTTTCATTTCGGTAGAGCCTTTGAGTAGTTGTCCTAAATACTCAACACCACCACCGCCCGATTTCATAATACGCTCATTCTCAGACATTTTGCCCTCAAAAACACTTATCGACATAATTACATCAAGTGGGGAATTGTGTTTAAGCATTTTCTTATCCAAGAATGGAGCTATGTAATCTTTGGCTAATTCGTAAACCTCTTCGCGTGAATCGCCCCAAATAGCCTCTGATATAGTATTTCCGTATTGAAAAAAGAAACGCTCTTTGCCATCGCGTTCCGGTATGTGAAAGCCGGTATCAGGGTCGATATACCATTCAATTAGATTTGAAATCCAGCTATCAGCATCAGCATTACAAGTTCCGAAAATTTGGGTTTTTATTCCGTAGGTTGTGCGGAGATTGGCAAAGAGCGCATTAAACTTAGCCTCCTCTATATGAGTTATTTCGTCAATAAATATATGTGCGTATTCCTTACCTTGTATCGCCTCTTGAAATTCCTTTAGCGTTGGAGAGTAATTCATAAACGATGCTCTGGATCCAGACTGAAATTTCCAAACCATGTTTGATTGACTTTCGAGATATTGCCCGAACTGAGAAAAAACACCTCTTGAAGCATCGACAATACCACCGGCTCCATTCGCATCTTTCACCTCTTTACGCATATATACGCATCGATATTCCGGCATATTTATGTAAGGAAGTATCTTATTTAAGATTAGGTGGGTTTTTCCGTTGCCGCGATTACCTGCATATATCACAATTTTTGACTTACACAAAAAGGCGTTTGTCTGAGAACCATCATTCAAATAACGGCTTGTTTTCCTTGATTTTACCTTTTGAAATTGTGCGTTGGTAAGTAGCATTGATTCGTATTTTAATTGCAAAGATAATGCATATACACTACAAAATATACAGATTTCTGCATATTTATAAAATAATAATGCATAAATAGTGAATATTTAATGCATATACATTATCTTTGTAAAAATATTGTATGTTTATACGCTAAGAACTAGCTTGTAAAAACCATAAAATTCATAAAACCTATGATTCCCCAAACTCAAATCTTTGAAAGCCTCAAAGTAAAACTCGGTGCAAGCCGAATGATTAGTGACCGCACTATCAATGAAACATTGGAAAAACTAATGTCTTTCGTAACAGAAGAAACTGAGCTTGCCACATTTGTGGATTTAGTAGCGCCAACATTTACTTCGATAGATGGAAATCTTAGACACGAAGTAGCTGAAAAAGCAAAAGCTATTGAAGATGCAAAAAAAGCAGCAACAAAAACTCCCGAACAGATTGCAGCAGAAGCAGCCGCGGAAGCCGCAAAAGCAGGTGAACCCGAATGGTTCAAAGCCTACCGCGAAAGTTCAGAGAAGGCACTTACTGATTTACAAAAGAAATTTGATGGTGTAGAAACTGCAAAAAGTGTTGAGCAAAAGAAAAGTTTAATAATTGAAACCGCCAAGTCGAAATACACCGGTAGTGTAGTTGAGATAGCTGGTGAATATTTTGATTTTGGAGCTGAAACCGCACAAGCCGATTTTGAAGCTAGATGTGTAAATATAGGCAATAAGATTGGAGTAAAACCATTAACAGGCGAACCGTTACCAACTGACCCAAAAGCTCAATTCTTAGCTCAAAAAGCAGAATTAATTAAAGAGGGTACGATAGTCGTCCCTCCAGTAAACTAACTAATAAACTGGACAATAGAATTCGTTATATTTCAATTACAAATATTTACAGTGCAGGTCTTGGTGCAGGTCTTGGTGCAGGTCTTGGTGCAGAATGGTTTACAAGAGAATTATTTTATAAAATAACCTCCAAGAAGTTTATCCCCTCTATACTCGATATATTCGCTAAGTTTGCTTAGGTCATCAAGAATAGTTCGTTTTGACATTTTAAAAATTGATTGAATTTCTGTAGCTTTTATACCCGGTTTATGAAAAATTAATTCAAGTGTATTAATAAGCCTTGAACGCACACCAGCGGTAATATTGGGTAATCCGTTGGCTGTTAAATCGGATATAAAACGCTCGAATTGCTCATTATTATCAGGATTCAATTCTACATTTATAGGTATAATTATCTTAAAAATATCATCTTCAATTAATTGTGGTTTATTACCATTTGAATATAATCCTGTAAATTTAAATAAATTACGCACACCTGAGCCTAATTCATCAGCCATACCGATTTCTTTAAATACTCGTGCGATAACTGGGTTTTTTGGAAAAGGAGTAAATGTTTGAGGATTAATAGCTCCGAAGCCATGAGTGCGGTTCCCATTCTCAAAAATAACTCGATTTTTATCAATTATCATCTTTGCCGGAAAAGCACTCAAAAACTCTCTGTGAATTAATATATTTGTAATTGCTTCACGAAAAATTACATTACGAAGGCTAATTCTTGTTGTACCATCTATAAAAAAAGGATCTGGTAAATGCTTCGCAACAAAAGCCATCATGCGGTCATAAGAATCAATTAAATTAGTACGAATATCATCTCTATCATCGTAACGGTCAAGATTATCTTTTCTTAATATAGCATCGGTTCGATAGTGGGGGAGAGCACTTAATATAGTAGAATCCTTGCCAAACAAAAGAATACAAGCTAAAGTAATACCCTCTTTACCTGTTATTAAATCTTTACGATATAGTTGGGCACTTTTAAGCATGTCTAAATCGTCCATATCAAACCAC